CCCTCTGGAAGGGGCTCAGACGAGACTGCAGCAGCCTTCATTAGCCAACGCCATGGCTTTCTATACCTACACGAAATGAGAGCGTATAGAGACGGTTATAGCGACGATACGTTATTAGACATACTGAGAGGATGTAAGAAGTATAACGTAACTAAACTCGTAATAGAGACAAACTTTGGAGATGGTATCGTAAGTGAACTATTTAAGAAACATATTCAACAGACGCAACAACATATCGACATCGAGGAGATTCGTGCCAATGTTCGGAAAGAAGACCGAATTATTGATGCTCTTGAACCTATCCTTAACCAGCATCGTCTTGTTGTGGATCGTGCTGTTATCGACTGGGACTATAGGTCGAATAAAGACAGTGCACCTGAGAGTCGCCTCCTCTATATGCTCTTTTACCAGATGAGTCGGATGTGTCGTGAGAAAGGTGCAGTCAAACATGACGATAGGTTGGATACACTTGCACAAGGTGTAAAGTATTTTACTGATGCGATGTCGATTAGTGCTCATGATGCAATTAAGTTAAGAAAAAGAGAAGAATGGGAGTCAGTATTGGAAGATTTCCTTACTTGTCCTCATAGATCTGCTAATCACCTTGTATTAGGCATGAATAAGCAGCAAAGAGAAGAAGCAATGGGTTTAGAGGGTAATTCTAACGTCAAAACGTGGATATAAGTCGATCCCTCACGTATACAGGGGACGAGAAGGGTGGACTCGACCCCAAGAGGGAGACTCACATCTCCCTCAACCTATTACTGGTTATCATATGAGTTGATAACTCTTAATATACTACCACTAACCCCAAACCGAAGGTAAAACAGTACCATACTGAAAAAATAACATAAATTTTGGAAGCCATAATGCGTCGTCGCATGGTCGCACTGCCCCCCAATGGGTATTATTAATCAGAATTATTCTGTATTATTCAGTATTATTAACTGTAATTAATTATTTTTGTCGGTAATAAGAATAGACAACTACAATTTTGTATTATTATTACTGTGCATCTGTCAGCGTCTCGTCTTACGTCTCATAAGATTCACAATCATGTGTCCCAAATAAGATGTGTGATACTGCTCAAATCTTGATTCAGTCTCAGGTTGGACTGCTATAATAGTAGTATAAGACAAAGGAGTTAACAATCATGCAAGACATCAAGACACAAGTTAAGACAGCATTCGGTAGATCTTTACACTATGTAATAGATCCAGTCCAACAAGACGCACTATGCAGATTAACAGGTAAGAAAACACTTAATGATTTAGATATTATTAATTTACAAATGTTAGGTCTAAGTGTTAACGGTGTTAATCACATAGCACAACTAGAGTTAGCATTATAATT